CCGCCCGAATAATTCTGAAACGGAGCAGCCATTCAGATTACCTTGTTACTTTTGCGATACCCTAATCACGGATTAAGGCGTTAGTCTCACAGAAACTAACTATTTCTTTTGAGCCTCCCTCTTCAGCACGGCTGCGAGGTCGGGGTTCTCATTCTCCATTATAAGCTGTTGCGTCAAATTGCCAGTATTCCACGGATTTTCTGAGCCACCTGACACATTTCCTACAGGACTTGGTTTTGCACCCATACCAGCAGCAGAACTTGGTTTGAAATGATGTTCCCAACCACTACCAGGATTTTTGAGACTCGTGAGATAAGCTCCTAAATCTTGCTCTACACCACCATTTATGATTACTACTTTACCTTCAGCATTTTTTTGTAACTTATTTTGTAGTAATGATAAGGTTTGTTCTGCGTTAATCGCACCAAGATTACTGATAGCTGCAAGGGCTGTTTGTTTTGTAGATGCAACTTCATTAGAAGTTTTCATGTCTTGTAACTGCTGAGACAAGCTATTGATCTGTGCATCTTTATCTTGTGCAGTTTTATTTGCTTCCTCCCAAAGAGTTTTATATTGCCCTTGATCTTCTAGTTCTTTGGTACGTTTTTCTTCTTTTTGTTTGTAAACCTCATCGAGTTTACCTTTAATACCTTGAAACTTTTCTTGTGCTTCAGAGGCTTCTTTTTGAGCAGCAGCTAATTTTGCTTCATATTCTGCTTTTACAGAATCTAAACTTGGTGCTTGTGGTTGTGTTTGTGAAGGAGTTTCAGTCACGGACTGATCAGTAGGAGCCACAGACTCAGACTGAACTACTTTTTCTTCGATTGCCATGAATTAGTCAGAAAGTGGACTTGTAGTTTTTTTCTTAGAAGGCTTTTTCTTAGCTTCTGGTTTTGGTTTCTCTGCTGGAGTGGATTTAACAGCAGGGATTTCTGCCAGTTGCCACTTATATGTTCCATCAGATTGCTGAACATAATCTAGATGTTTGCCCATAAGTTATATGTACTTAACTATCATTGTAACAAACTATTCGGGTTTGGCCTCATTTGCATTGGGTAAAACTTCACCTTGAACAAGAATATCTCTAAATTCTTCTCTATCTATCACTTGCTGGTCAAATAATGAGGTTAAAGCTGTAATATCTTGTCCAATTAGCCTCTCAATATCAAAATCTCTACTAATTTTTACTTCTGGTGGTTCAATTCCGACATATTCAGCAGATAAATTAAACGCTTTTTGTAATTTTTGCTCTAATTCCATAGAAACCATAGCAAGCATTGAGTTTGTATCAACACGATCTAATCTTCTTGCGTCAGCAGATTCAGCTACAAACTTTTGCTGACTTAAAGTACTAATGCCAAGAGTAGCCATTTGCATCTGAAGTTCTTTTATCTCTGCTGATTGAGCATCAAAAGCACTAGAAGCTGGTTCTACATAGTAAACTTTGTTACCTGGCTGCGTTGCCATTGCATAATTAACAGATATAGCTAAATCTTTAGTTTGATCATCATATCCTTCCATTACAAGCATTGGTTGAGATGCAACGTGCAAACTATGTATTAGGTCAGCTTGTCTTTGATAATGTGCAAGGTTTAAGTAAGCAATATCCAGTAATGGTGGTTTGCTTGTCATATTATCTACTTTGCCAGAATAAATAGTAACTAAAGGTATTTCACCAAGAGAAAACTGTCCTGATTCTGCTAATTCAAAATCCTTTTCATTTGGGGTACCCTGCATATTACCAGCGTATGCACCATCATTTTCTTCATACATATCTTCAACTGTTTCTTTTCTTCTAAATACACGATAACGACCAGGTTCTATAACTCTCATCTGGTCATATATCTTTTCACCAAAAGCACCATCAGGTAATACAGCTTTTTCTGCAATTCTTACTTGTACTAAATTTCCGTAATTAGCCTCTCTGTCTAACCTCCACCCGTAAATATTTGTTGGATCTACTTCTATCCAGTATGGTCTGCGGTTTTGTGAACGCTCTTCAGCTAAACTTACTGCTCCTCCAGGTGCAGGATAATCTACAAGAATGTGACTTTGACCGTAAGTAAGAGAACACATTAATAATCTTCTTGCATATTCATCTAAATCAGACTTGCAACCATCAACATCCATTTTGAACATCTCAGTCCAATAAGGATCTCCTATCAAAGATATTGGTTTGCGAAGAACTAAACCTGTAGCTGCTCTTATTAATCTCTGAGTAAAAGGACTAAATACTGATCTATTAACTCTTGCAAGGTAAGCATCATAATCTTCTCTTGGTTCTAACGGTAAAAATGCTTCACTATTCTCCCTTAAGTATTCTGTGCCTTCACTAACAGCTTTCATTATCTCCCAACCTTTCATCATGTCTAAAACAGCACGATTACGAGTAAAAGGACTATCAGTACTACCAATGTATGTAGTAGCGGTAATGCTGGTTTTTAGCATCCCTGGTAATGCGTATGTCATTTAACGACACCTCCATTTTCTTAATGCTAACGCCTTTCTGGTAGGTTTACCGTTAGGTTTTTTCATTGGCCCAGGCATACCTTTCATTCTTGCACAAAAAGATGCTCGTCTTTTAGCTGCTTTGCTGCCAGGTTTTACTTTTCCTGTAACTGGTGCTTTTAAGTTACTTCCTGTGGCACGATTATATTTTGCACGACCTTTAGCAGTAAGTCCACCAGATTTAGACTTTTCACCTCTACCTACACTTAAATTTACTTGTTTACGTTTCTTTCTCATTTGCCCACCTTTGCTTGTGCCTTTTTATGGGCTTGACTAAAAGTATCTCCTGCTCTCATTCTCCTTTTCATAAACTCCATGTGCTTTGCACTATGATGCTCAGAGTGCTTGCTCAATAAAGTTTTTTGGCGAGGAGTAAGTTTCACTTCTTTTTCTTTTTCTTAGAACGTAGCTTTTTAAGATCAGCAGACGTAATTTTATCTCTAGGAGGAGCAACCCTAGCTAATTTACGCTGTTTACCTGAATAAGAACCTTTTGGCATTAGAGAGCGTTAGTGATAGCACCAGAAGTAATGAAGCTGACGCTAACTGTTTCTAAATCACCTGTTGTTGCTGATAGGCTTGTTCCTGTAACAATTCCAGAAAAACTTACTTTTTTACTGCCAGAAGTATCTAAAAATAACTCAAACTGAGCATCTGCTGGATCTTCTGCTGTTAATACGTCATCAACAAGGTTTTCTGTTTCGTTACTTCCTGCTGCTGTGTAAAGAAAATCAACAGTACCAGAACCAGAAATTAATCCACCAACAAAACTTCTAAATGTATCACCATGAGCAGTAACATCAAGAGTGTCTTTTGTCGTATCTAGTGACCAACCAGTAGTAGATACGATTGTTTCAGTAGTTCCAGCTCCGTTTTTAAATTTAACAGAACCTTCTTCTCCACGAAAAAATGCCATTATTCTAAGAAAAAAGAGTATTTATAAATAGTTTAACTTGTAGTTGACTTTTTTACAGTACCTTTTTTGTTTTTTGCTAAATATTGTTCACATCTTGGATCCCAAAGTGCAGGATTTCGTTTTCCTTTCACTTTTTCAATTACATCTAGCATTTCATCAGTAATTTCAGTCATTTTTTACTCCTTTTGGTAGTTTTTTTACGTCTATGTTGATATGTTATCTTTTTACTGCTAGTTTTTTCACGTTTAAAACGT